ATCCCAATGAAAGACTTTTTCAAAGATCACCCTTTATTTTAGTGGCGGAAGAGGAGGGATTCGAACCCTCGGTACAAGTTTCCCCGCACGGTCATTTAGCAAGCAATTAGTTTTGTTATATACCGCAACGTTTTTAACATGACTTGTGACAAATCGTGTATCTTTTGCCGAAAATAGCAAATCAAGTTGAGAAATTATTTAAAGATAAACTTCTAAATGAATTACTTAAAACCTTTTCGCATCTTACGATAACTTTTAGAACTTACAGTTGATTTCTTTTTTGATCTACTTGTTCCAGATTTTTTTCTTTTGTTTATATTGTAATACAAACCTTTACGAGCGAGCTTACCACTTTTAGTTTTATGATAACCTTTTTTCATATTTTTTCCTTTTTAGTTCAGCAAGAAAATTGTCGAACTTATTGATTACTTTTTCTTTTTCTTGAACGCTGACTTTTTTTTGTGGCTGTAAGCGCTCTTGTTTTTTTTTGATTTTTTCTTGTACATTTTTCCTCCTATCTTTTGCATAGTCAGCCAAGCAATCCTTAAAAGGTTCTTTGCCTGGTGTATGTATCTTGCAGAAAATTTTATGTTTGTCGGTAATAACGTAACTATCACTACCAGGTTCATTTGTTTGTAGTTCTGTTCCGCACCAATCACAGTGGCGCATGAACACTCTTCTTGTTCTTCGTTTCATAGTTATTGAAACACTCAGCAATTCGGTCTATAACGCTTATGCAAAAATGGAGAGTTGGGTGAGCTGGTTGAAACCACACGTTTGCTAAATGTGCGTAGGAAGAAATTTCTACCGAGGGTTCGAATCCCTCACTCTCCGCCAGTTATCTTCCAGTAAATTTGTCGAACCAATAAAATATTCTTCCAAATTGTTTATCAACATTTAACAATTCATTTTGAATTGAACTCACTGTTGCTTGTAATTCTGTAATAGAGATTAAAGTCCAAGCAGATAAAGATAATAGTATTCCACCAACAATTGGTAATATCCAACTATAATCCTTTTTGCCTTTTCTCATGTTTATTAGGTCTCTTTTTATGTTTTCGTAATCTTGGTTTTTTTTCTCTTGGTACGAAATGTACGAATTTTTGTTTAGCCATTACTCAATAGGAAAATCTTTTTTATTTTTTGATTTAGGAAAATTAAAAGTAAAGACCTGATCTACCTTTAAGAATAGTTTGTCTATTTTACCAAAGAAGCTGTAGATAAAACGATCTATCATTTCTTCTTAAATTTATTCATCGTAGTTACACCAAAAGATGCACCAACTATTGTAAGAATAATGTACCAAAACATCGGATCTGCAAATTGAAGTATCTCCCAGCCTCTTTGCATAGCATCCTGAGTAGCTGGTATAAAATGACAAGCCATAAGGATTGTGAAAAAAACAACTAACCACTCATCCTTAAATGAGTTCTCTTGTTGTTTTACTTGTTCTACAGAAATATTTTGAGCAGCTTCTATTTCTTTAGCTTTAATAATTTTATCCTTCTCTAACTTATGTTGAATTGCACCTACTGTTTTCTCAGCAACAATTCTAGTTAAAGGATTTTTAAGTAAAGGTAATATAAAGTTAAGCATTAGTATATCCAGGCGTTAGGTCTATGAGATAATTCTTCTTTAGAGATAATATCTATATGTATAAATGTTTTAGCTATTCCAAGACCAGTTACTTTATTTGAAAAGTAATCAATTAATTGTTTTCTATGTTGTCCGTTAGATACGTGAATATCAACAGCTTTCGAAGTAGTATGAGGTCCAGCTAAACCAGTTGATGAAACTTTATCGTTATGATCTGGACATCTAAAAGCGCTGGTAATTGTAATAGGTCCTAATACATCACGTGCTTTTTGCAAAAGGTCTAGTAAATCAGAATGAACTGATACATGACCACATCCACACTGACATTTAAATTCATCTAGGCTAAAGTTTTTCCACTTTTCCATCCACTCGTTTGGTTCTCTTATGTAAGTTGACATAGTAATTTTTTACTCCAAGTTTAATTTGTAGTTCCGATTGTTCTCTAGGTCGGTGTCCGTCATCTTTGTCAGTTTTGACATCAAACATTTCTACCGCTCCAGTATTTTTATTTATCCGCACTAAATCGACTGGACCTATTCCACAAATATTTGTGAATACTAAGTAGTCATCATCTAGTAGGTCTATTGCTGCTGTTAGGTGAGCAGCGATACCTCTGTTGTAATATTTCACTTATAAGTAATGAAACCTATGATCCCAGCAATAATGGATCCAATAAAGACAAGTACAGAAACTGCACCTTTACCTTTACTGACACTTTCAGATAATTGAGAAACTTTTTTTTCTAATCTCTCAATTGATACTCTTATTTGTTCCATGCGTTCAGCGCATAATTTTTCGTGACTAGATAAACGTATACCAACTTGTTGACTAACAACCGATGTAGTTTTTTTTCTAGCCATTATGCCTGACTTTCACTCCAAGAAATTCTTGATGCAATTGAGAACGGATTACTTGTACTAACATTTGATGGATCTTCAGTAAGTCTAGCAACAACAGTTAGAATATCTGGACCATCAGGATAAGTATTATCACCACCTTGAATAGCATTTCCAAGAGAAGCAACCTCGCCTAGTGTTTGTTCAGTAGCAATTGGAGTTCTTCCAGAAGTTCCAACTCCACCTTGAACTCTAAATTTAAATAGATCAACACCACCAACAATACTATCACCAGTACCATGATATACTAATTGAGATAGTGATGGATTAGTTACTCCAGTAAAAGTAGCGTTATCAACAGAGCCATTTAATTTTAATGTAATCTCTGCAGCGTGAGTTGTAATAATACCGCAAGAATTTAAAATTAATTGCATACGATTTATAATTTCTCTTTCACCTAAAGCTCCGATTGTTCCAGTATCTACTGAAGGCGCTAGCCTAATTGAGATTATTGGAATATCATAAACAACTGGTGTCGTAGCACCTGATAAAGTAACTGTATAAGAGCTATTACTTCCAGATGTACCAGTAGTATTTCTATCAAGAACTAAAAGATTTCTAACTTGTTGACCACTATAGCTATAGCCTTGACTTGAATTTATATCTGGTTGATACGGAGTTGCAGTAAATCTATTGTCATAAGGATTTCTTAATTTAGTACCAGTAGCTAAGTTAGCTCCAGTTATTTCCATACCAGCTGACAACTGATTATATAAAGAGTTTTGATTAATCTCTAAAGCATTACCAATTCTTCTTAATCTATTTTGTTCAAGACCATAGTAAGTATATTGATAAGCACTTTTTCCAGTTACCGTTACAGATGCAGATCCAGTTACCTGAATTTCATTTGAAGATGCTGTAAAGATATATGCTTTATCATCATCAAATCTTCCATCCATAATAACCGATGTACCCCAGTGAGCTAACGCTGGAACATAAGTTGGAGTTCCAATGTTTTGAAGATCGTATCTAGCTGGAACATTTCCAGATCTCATATACGCTTCACTCTCTAAGTTGTTATGAGTAAATTGATGTACATATTGTACGTCACCATTTTGGTCTTTAAATCCAAATCTTATTTTACCAGCTCCATACCAAGAGTAATCAATATAAGCCATTTGAATTTTATGGATGTCTAAATTGTAACCAGTAGGTCCAGTTCCATCTGCAACATCTACATTCCAATTAGCTTGAGATACTTTTATATTTTCAGTTAAAGTTACGATTATATTAGATGCAGTTTTACCTCTATAAGAAGGAGTAATATAACAAGTCGTATCACTATCGATTTGAACAATCATATAAGATTGACCTCTTATAACAACATACTCACCAACATTTAATTGAGATTGGAATTTTGTATTTACTCCAGATATTTGACCTGAGCCAAAAGTTGCAGTTACAGATCCCGATAATTGTTTAATAGATTTTCTTCTACAAACTTTTAAGTTTTGACCATCATATTCAAAAAACATTCCATTTTGATCATCAAACAATCCACATCTTAAATTAGAGTTTTGCCAATTTTCTACATAGAAGAATGAATATCCACCAGTTGATGTAGCTGGAGGTGTAGATGCTAAAGTAACCTGGAATGAATATTCATCTGGAATTGCTGATACAGCAAAGGTTCCATTAAAATAATCAGTACCAGAAATACTAGGCGCATCGTGTATAGACACATTTAGACCTACAGATAATCTATGCGGGAACTTAGAATGTATTGTAGCTGTAGTTGATCCAGTAGTTACTATTCTTTCAATTTGTGTTGTTGGACTAAAGTTTACAGCAAAAGAAACCTGAATACCTTTACCTGATTGATACCTAAAGTATTTTCTAGTTTGTCTAATCATCTGACTATCAGGATTAGAACTAGGTATTAACTCTACTCCACCATCATAAGGTCTATGCAATGCAAAACCATCTGATCTTAAAATTAAAGAAGTACCAACTGAATATTCAATATCAGCTAAAGCTTCAGTAGCTGCATCTTCAAGTTCAATTTTAGTAGGTGATAAAACTTTAGAAATTGAGTTTAATAAAGTATCTCCAGTTGATGTTATTTTTTTAACTGTTGCTCCAGCTTGAGATCCAGATAATGCAATGATATTAGTTCCACCAGTTGCATCTGCTGCTGTAGGATAAAAAGATAATGTACTCGTAGTAGGTGGAGATACATAATAAATATAACCACTTGTTAAACCAGTAGCTGCAGTTGATGCTTCATATATAACTGCATCGCCAGCACTATATCCATGAGAAGTAGCAGTCACTCTATTGTTGCCAGTATCTAATGCAGAAACGGTTTTTGTGCTAAAAGTTTCTGGTTTATATAATGAAATATCATCACCAGTTTTAAAGAATGATGAAAAGTTTGTATTAGTACCAGATAATAACTTTGCCTCGTTTTCAATACTTGCAGTTCCTTGACCTAAAATTTCACCAATAATTGTTGATGTGCTTAATGAAGCTAGTCCAGATCCTCTAGAAGTTAAAGTGATATAAGTATTAGCTTCAGCATCTGCTTCACTAGCAGCTAATCTAATCCAGTTTCTTGATACTCTAATTACATAATAAGTAGTACCTGATGTTAAACCACCAGTAACTGTATTCGATGTTGAATAAGTAACTGCAAAACCAGTTCTAAAATAATGATTAGGTATTCTTAAAGCATCTTGCTCAGTCCATACTGCAGCACTTGCATCGAATTGAACTTGTCTAGTTGGAATTTGTCCGCTAGCGTTCATTTCAAATGAAGTAGAGTTTAATCTGTTATCTACTTTATAAACACCATCACTAGCACCATCTATATTAGCTGTAAATTTTTGCGCTCCAGCACCTTCAGATGATATATCTACGATGTTTGTTTTTCTTAATCTTCCAGTTCCTGAATATGGATATGAGAATAAAATTCTATCACTCCAACCAGTACCAGTTTGAGCGCCAGATAAAGTTCTATATAAATAAAAATAACTAGAGTTAATTCTTCTTACAAAATAAAAAGCATTATTTGTTAAACCACCTACTGGCGTATTAGATGTATATTGAACTCTATCACCAGTGCTAAAACCGTGTGATGTTCTTCTAATATAACTAAAACTATAAATGTAACCAGTAGTTTGAGATCCTCCCGTGCTATGTCTAAAAGTTATATCTGGAGTTTCATATCCAGTAGTTCCAGTTGATAGTTGTAATTTATTTGTTGTTGGATTTTGAACATAGTAAGTAACACCATTAGTTAATGCACCAATTGTAGTATTACCTTCGTCTGTATAAACAACAGCATCTCCAGCATCTAATCCGTGTCCGCTTGTTGTTGATGAAGGAGCTGGAGTTGTAATTGCTCCACCCATGCCAGCGTGATTAATACAATAGTAATATAAAGAAGGAGCGCCAGTTGCTACGACTATTTGAGTATAAGCACCAGCATTACCTGGAGTACCAACTTCAGTTACACCAGTAGTATAAGCTGATCCTCCTCCATTAACTCCATCTGCTGTTTCTGAAAATCTTAATAGATGTCCAAAGTTAGTAGCATTATCTTGATTGAAAATATAAGTGTTACCTTCAGTCAATGCTAAAGCTGGAGCTTCAACACCATCAATATAAAAAGCATTACCACCACCACCAGATTTTGCATCTACACTAACAGCGTAGTTAGTAGTAGTTGGTGAAGCAGTAATTGTTTGTTGAGCAAGAATAGTATCTGCGTCTTTAACTGCAGTAAAACCAGTAATATCTAGTGTTGCAGTGTATGATCCTTGAGACGTTAAATTTCTAATACTTGTCGAATTGTATTGTTGAAAACGTATTCTGTTATTGTTGACTACTTCAGGTCTATAATATTGATTTCTAGTTAATCCAGTTGGTACTGTACTTGAAGAAGATCCAAATCTTATAACGTCTGTATTTTTTAATCCATGACCTATAAACCAAATAGAATTTGCAGTTGGATCAGGTTGAATTAAAACCATTGCACCGTTTACAGTTCCTGAGTTTATATTTCTTGTAGAGCCATTTGGAGTGTAAGCAAACTGACATCTAGTTTCACCATTAACAACTGATACGTTTTTTGTAAAAAGTATTTGTCCAGATGTATCACCATAAGCTGTTAAGTTATTTGAATTATTCATATACGGTAATCCACCAGTTGTAGTGTAGTTCATAATTACACGTTGGTTTCGATCGTTTGCAATTAATGGAACCTCAGTATTAAATCTTAATTGTTCCGATGATGAACTTGTAAAAGCTTGAACTGGATCAAAAGCTCTTACAAAGCAACTTCTAGATACTCCATTAAAACTTCCATAAGAAGATAAATTTACTCTTGCTGTTGATGTTGGTCCTCCAAGTGTTAAATAAATAGTATTGTTATCAACCACTCTTACCCAATAAGGTCTAGTATCAGTTAATCCACCAAGCGCACCATTTCCATAACCATGCCAATAAACAACATACATGCCATCAGTAAATCCGTGTGGACCATCGAGAAATGTAATTGTCTCTACTCCACCAGCAGTATTAAGTGTAATAGTTCTTTTATTTGCATCTGTTCCTTGAACAAACCATTTAACAATCAATCCTTTAGTTGCATCTTGGATAGGTAAATAATTGTGAGGATTAACAGCACCATAATTCCAATTTTGAGTTTCTCCAGTAGAAGCATTATTATCTGTAGTTGTTCCAATGTTTGCAAAGTTTTCATCTATTACATAAGCAGATCCACCAGTAAAATTAACTACCTTTTGACCTACAGAGTTAGTTAAAAATAATGATGTATCTTCAGATAAACCTAAAGGAAATTGTGTATTTACAGTTAGTTTAGAAGGAGTAGCATTATCAGTAACAATACCATTTAGATTTTCTAATTTAAATTCTGTACCTTGATAAATAGAACCTAAGAATATTTGAGTGTAAGTTTCTTTAATTTCTTGAGTATCTGCTAAAGGAGCTTTTGCTTGATAAGTAAAGATAGTTGATGAGATAATTCTTGTTACAACGAAACCACCATTAGCTGTTGATTTAGAAGTTCCTTGTACAATAATTGGATTACCTTGAACTAAGTTATGGTCCTCTGCGCAAGTAACTCTAACTTCAGATGAGTTAGCTGTTGTAGTAATAGACGATATATCAATATCTTCGTCACCATTTCTTGAAAAGAATGTTGGAATATTTTTAATTAATTCTAAAGTTTCCCACTTTGTACTTTGTAAACCATATTCAAAGTCAGTATCAATTAAGTTCTCAGGTTGAGATACTCTAAATTTAGATACAGGATCAGTATAAGTTTTATCAGGTCTAATAAAATTACTATCGCTTTCAATAAACGCTTGGAGCTTGTCTGTTGTAGACATTGACGTTGTATCAAAAGTTAAAGTTAATTCTGTAGTCTTATTTGTTGTATCTTGATTAAATGCAGTTGCACCAAATGACGGATCACCAAAACTATAAATAATTTGATTAGTCGTAACATTTGTTATGATAAGTATTCTTTCTCTTCTAATAAGATCAAAGAATTTTACTTTTCTTGTTGATGGTGTGAACTCGTATTTATGTATTATTTGTTTAGCCATTTATTAACCTCCAAGTGCAATCGCTAGAACAAGAGCATTTGATGAAATTGTGAAAGTTTCATTAGCTCCTGAATTTTGTATTTCTTTTTTTAAACCAAGACCGACATTAAACTTTTGGTCTAAGAAACCAGGTGTAGTGTCTGTTGTTGATGCTTTTACAGCTCCACCTCCAGATGACGCAGCAGCCGAAGCAGCACTTGCAGCAGCATTTGTTTCTGAAGTCGATGCAGCACTCGCACTATTTGCGGAAGCTGTAGCTGAAGATAGAGAATTTTGAGAATAAGTTAAACTGTTAGCTTCGGATAAAGCGGCTGCAGTAGCAGCAGCTTGAGCTAAACCAGATTGTGTAGTTGCTGTTGCAGCATCAACAGTTGTTAATGCAGCATTTGCAATTGCAGTTGATGCACTTGCAGCAGCTTGATTTGCAGAGTTAGTAGCAGCTTCAGCATCAATTAATAAAGACCATTTAGCAATATCAGCATTGCTACTTAACGGTGTTGAGCCTTGAGATGTATGAGCAACAAGACAATAATAAACATTATTGTTTGATGTATCTTTAACAATATCTCTTTCAGCATAAGCAACACCAGCTGACCAATTTCCTCTATTAGATCCTAATTCTTGTTCTACTGTTAGCTCACCAAGACTATCAAAAGTTAAAACTTTATTTGCTCTTGCTGCAGCATCTTCAGTAAACTCTGTAGAATTAATTGTAGTAGTTTTAGATAGTTTAAGTGATCTATCTACTTGTTCTTGTAATTCTTGAGCTATAGAAATAATTTTATCGTGAGCGTTTTCTAGAGTATCTGCTGGTAGTGGATCATTTTCGATTAGATCCATACCTTGAGTTTGTGGAGTTGATCTTCTTAATAATACTGTCTCTGTGCTAAGTGGAGCTTGTCCAGAAACAAAAGATACCGTTCCACCTCCAGCGTTACCTACTCCGCTTACAGTATAATTAGTTGTTTTTACTTTTGTAGTTTCATTTCCAGCAGCATTTCTAACGATAACTTGTATTTCGTCTTCATCTGTAATTTTAAATGTATAAGTAAAATCAAGATTGGTATTGTTACCTAAGTAACTGTTTTTAATTGTTGTTGTACTAATTGTCATTCATTCCTCTAATATTTGGTAAATCTTTTCTTAATAAATCATATCCTTCGGTCATAACTCGCTCCGATATAGATTTGTCTTTTTGCATTTCATTTTTAGTAAAACCTCTTGCAGCTGAAATAGTTGCTGAGATTAATTTTTCCTGAACTTCTCTTGGCATTTTTTGATAGTAGTCTTCCTTAAACATTTGTTGCAAACCAGGAACAACATCAAATTTAAAAGCTGATCTTAAAACAGATCCGCCTGGAGCTGGAAAACCTCCATCATTAGTAAGTCTACCAGCTACTAATTTAAAAGCGCTCTCCTCTTCCTCTGTCATTTCTACTTGTTGAGGAAATAATCTTGTTACTCCAGCCTCATCATTAAAATTAAAATATTTATTTAATTTAGGTAACGTTGGATTAACTCTTTTAATTTCTCCAGTAGTAGTATTTTTTCTAATTCTATTGAAGAAACCTATTTTATAAATTGGTTGACCTAAAATATCGTAATCAATAGCTTTTTGATTTTCGACAATATTTTTTAGTAATATGCTATCAAACTCTTTTGTAATTTTTTTAAAGTCATCATCAAAGAACTTACCTACTTGCTCAACACCAGTTGGAACAAAAGATGCTGCATATCTTTGAAAATATTTTTTCCAAAACTTATCATCTGTATCGTTATTGTAAGCTTGCTTTCCGTAAGTCCAATCTTCAGCAAAGTTTGTAACACCTTGCATGTAAGTAGAGTTTTTTAAATTATCACCAAAAGCAATAATCATACCTAAAGTAAAATCTGTGTATGACTTCCAATTATCAGGATCGTCAGCAATATAATGAGCAAGTTGACCAGCGTCAGCAGCCATACTCATCATTTGAGCTAGAGGATCCATACCCATTGTACCAATTCTAAACTCGTCAAAATTAATAGACTTAGGTATTTCGTTTTCTAAAGCTAAAATATCTCTTTTACTTTTTTTATTAACTCTTGGATTACTTCCACTTACGTGATTGAAATAACCTAGTGGAGCAATCATTCCATAAAATGATGATCCTAAAGCAAGTTTAGATAATGCCTTTTGTCTTCTAGCACCGCCAGCAGCAAAATCATCATTCCAACTTTTAAGTAAAAAATTTAAACCTGGAGTTCTTTCAAAAGTAAATCCAGCAATATTAGTTGGCGTTCTAATAAATGGTAAATAATAATTGGTCCACCAAGAAAACCATCCAGAATTTCTTTTAATTGCAGATCCAGTTTTTAAAACATTATCTAAAAAATCACCTCGATTTTTAGTTTGATAAGTAACATAGTGAGCTGCATCGTAAGCCTCTTTAACTGCGTTCTTACTAGGATTGACTACAAAGTCTGCAATGTAATCTTCTGCTTGTTTAATATCTATTTCACCAAGCTCAATTTTTTTCATCGCTTCTCTAAAACCTAAACCGTAGAGTTCACCTCTGTACTCTATGTTTTTGAAATAGTTATCAGCGAAAGTTAAAAATCTTGTAGGTAGTCGATTTAATGTAATTGTCTTACCAACAATATCAGCCATTGTTGCGCCAATTTTATTTTCAATATTAAAGTTGGCTGCACTAGCAGCATTAATTCTATCTCCTAATTCTACTTTACTACCTTTATTAAATATTGGTTTAATATCAGCTGCTTCGAAATTTCCTTTTAATGCTTGAGCTAAAGACTTCTTCATAGCCACGTGCATTTCAGTAGCAATTTGATGCTTGCCAAAAGCTTTTGCTACATCTTCATAAAGAACCATTTTATCAAAGTCGTTCTTTCCAAAAGTTGGCATCATCGTAGCCATCTTTCTTTCAGCCTGAACTATTGCTGAAGTAATCCAGTTACCAGCAGTATTTCTAACGTGTGTCATTGGATTAGACAAAATCACGTTGATAAAGCTTTCAGCTATTGCATCTGAGAATTTTGTTATATTTGCAAAAACTCCAGTAGCTTGATTGAAAGCAAGTTTTTTTTCTGGAGAACCACTATCTAAATAAAGAGTAGCAAGATCCTTAGTTGCAGCATCATCTCCTAATTCTAAAATAAGATCACGCTCTAAGAGAGCATCCATATTAGGATTTGATCTACCTACTTCTCTAGTTCCAATTCTAAATTGTTGTAACGCTCTAGCAGTTTCTGTTTGGACACCTTTAATTACTTTTTGTAATTCAGATGTTAAAGCAAAATGTTGTCTAAAAGCTATAAGATCACTTGTATTTCCGTTTTCAACTTTTTTAGCTAAATCATCTAATTTATTTAGTGAAGCTACTAACAGTTCTCTTGATGCAAAAATAGTTTCTGCATTTAACGTAGAACCAGGTTGTAAAGTTAATAGCTTAGAGGTTAAAGCGTTTTCGTTTTGATTTAATAAAGTAGATAATTGTTTTGTAACTTTATTTGTCTGTACGCCTCTTTTTTGCTTATCAAATTCTTTTGCAAATTTTTGAGAAATCTTTTGTATTAAAACTTTAATATCTTCTTCAGATGTAATTTTATTAATATTAAAATCACTTAATATTTCTCTTCCTATTTTATTATCTAATAGGTCTATCTTAATATCTTCTAATACTTCGTCAGCTTGTTTGCTTTGATCTTTTAGTTTAATTTTTTCTTGTTTAATTTTAACTTTAGTAGCTGTTTGCTGACCTTCTTTTAGAGTAAGTTTTTTATCTTTTATTTTTAAAGTTTTATCTGTAGATTTTTTTTTCTCTAAATTAGATCTTGGAGTAAGATCAACTCCTTCCTCTGCAGCTTTTATCTTTTTTTCTATTGCTTCAAAATCAATTCCTGACTTTTTTTTTAATTTTACGCTAGCTATTGTTTTAAGTATTTTTACAACCATGTTATTTGAAAATTTTTAAAAAGACCGACTTGAAGATAGTCTTTTTATTAGATGTTTTTGTTTAATTTGAAATAGTATTGTTCCTAGTATTATCTAGGATGGAATTACTCTTTAGTCTCTGATGAGTTCGTCAAATTCTGAGAAGGCTCGTTCGTCAAAGTCGTATCTGTATTTTTCTGAGAACTCTTTGTCGAGGTCTTTTTTCTTGGTGAGTAGATCTCGTACGAGCTGTCGAATATCGGATCGTCTAGTTTGTCCAAGGATCTGCTTATAATTTTTCCCATAGTCTGTTTTATCTCTAGTTATTAAGTTACCGTTTTTATAATATATGATATGAGCTGCATCATCAACATTCAATTCGACTAGGTTTTCGAGTCTTTTTTGAAACTCTATATTATCTAAGTCACCTACGTTGATTACAACCACACCTTTTTCTTTAGCAATGACCGCATGACCATCACCAAATTCTTTGTCTAAAGCAGTACCGAATTTCTTCATTTGATCTGCTGTAAATTTTTTATCAGTTCTAACTGCAACTGAGTTTGCGTTTTTTTGTGATCCAGCTTTTATAAATCTGTGATAACCAATTGCGTCTTGCTGTAAGACAACGCCTCTAACAGCTGAATATAATTCTAATAATTCCTCACTTGGTGCATCCATCTGAGTAACATCTTTACCAGCACCTTTTACTCTAGTTGTTGCAATTTTAGTTTGTCCAGATGGATTTGATACACCTTGATAATAACCTGGAGCCTCAAAATGACCTGGAGAAAGTAGGTTTAATTTTTTAGCAATAATATCTGAACCATCTTCATCGTTCATTATTTGTGAAACTTTAAATTGGTATTCTGACTTTATATTAGGTGTAGCGCTAGATAATTGATTTAAATGTTTAGAATAAGTTCCTGGTACAGTTTCCCAGGACACAAATGCCAAATTATCTTCTAAAGCATCAGCAAAATCAAATGCAGCTTTGCCAGTATCTTTTGAAGTTAACTCGTAATCCATTGCAGTATTAAATCTTAAATCAGCAAATTCTTTTTCTTTACCTTTTATTGGAATGATAGATCCACCACTTCTAACACCTACATTTTGTTCTAATGCAGCGTCAGCAAAAATCTTTTTTGTACTATCAAATCTTCCTTTTGTTGCAACCCAGATTGCAGCTTGAGCTTGATCAATATCCCAATTCTTTTGTTTAGCAACTTCGTTTGTAATATCTTCTAAGTAAGAATATTTTACACCATCACTCAATTCTTGACTTACAAAACCACCAGCTCTGTTCATCCATAAATCAATCGTTGCACCTTGTTTTAATTCTGGATTAATTTCTTTCATTATATTGTTATAGAAATTATTTGTCTTTCTTCCGTTCCAAGGAATATTTTCGTTTAACAATAAATGTGATTTTAAATCTTTTGTTTTTTCTGCAATGTTATCATATTCGCCATGACGAACTACCATAACATTTCCGCTGTCATCAAGTTCTACAACTTCTAATCCTGTAGATTTTTGTCCTTTAACTCTTTTAGCTCCGCCATACTTACCAATTAAATCTCTTTTAAATTTAGCTTTCTGAGTAATATTTAAATCTTGTGGAATAGTTGCTCTCTCTAATATTTCTCCATCCCAAATTTTTTCTCCAGATTGAAACTTATTCCAAGCCTTAATTGCAAACTGAGTGTTTGTAGCAACTGGTTTTTGTGGTGAGTAGATTGCTAATAGTTGAGCAAATTGATCAGCTGCTTGTTTATCACCTCTGACATAATTTAAAATATTTTGTCCACTTTTATTATACCAGTCTTTACCGAGCTTACCTTCATCAGCTAATCTATTAAAATTACTTAAAGTTTTTTTTTCAAAACCTTCAGCTGATAGCTTTTTTAAAGAAGGAAGGACCTCACCAGCCTTCGTTCCTAACATTTTTTTTACAACTGTCGGACCTAATCCAGCAGTCTTTTCAAAACCATATTCATTAACTGTGTCAGGAATACTACTTTGATCATCATCAATGTTAAATTCTAACGGTGGTATTTCATCACTATCAGTAACATTCTCTGTATTAGATATTGTATTATCAAGAATTGCACCTGAGCTAGCTCCACCACCTACAGCAATTGCTCCTTGTTGTGCTTTGTCAGCTTTCATTTTTCTAGCTGCAATAATTCCTTTTAATAGTTTTTCTCCAACATCGGTGTAGAGTAAATACTCTCCAAACTGTGCGAACTTATCTACTACCTCACCCATTGGTGTATCATCTGGTAAATTAAAAGTTTCTTTTACTGCTCTAAAATATTTACTATCTGTAAAGAAAGTCTCTGATTTATCAAAAGCTAAAGCTTCACTCATTGCACTAGAAATAATTAAAGATGGTGCTTTAGGTAATCCAGAATTATTTAATTTTTTATATATTGGATAAGTATACATTTGGCTTTGACCAAGCATACCTACAAGCTTTGATACAAATGGACTTTCTTCATCTGCAAAATTAGATAATGATTGTTTAGCTTTATTTAAATTTTCATACATGCTTTGATAAGCTCTCTCATCCATTTCATCTGGATTTGGATCTAAAGCATAAGCAATGTTATTTAGAAAATGACCAAAATTTACTCCACCTTTACCAATAGAGATAAGTGTATCTTTAGGAACTTCTTTTAAAAAGAAATTGGCTACATCCTTCATAAATAGCCTTTGTTCAGTTTCATCAACTGGTTCAAACTTAACAACACCTGAGTTTTCGTCAGGCTGTTTACCTTCAATTATATCTGTATCAATATCATTTTCTATAGCTGCCTTATAAGCTGAAGATTTTTTGATAAGCTGATCTCTTTGAGCTGGAAAGGATATATCTTCTACTAAATCTATTGATTTCATTTTGATTTTTCCTGATTAAAAAATTCCATAAAATTAAATGATTTTTTCTCACTCTTAGCTACAGCAAAATCATCACCGCCTACTCTTTTTCTAACTTCGTAAACATCTTTTAATAAATCTACTCTAGCTATATCTTCTAAAAATTCTGATCTGGTTATTTTACCTTTTTTAAATTGTTGAGCTAAATCATTATTAATATTTTTAAAATAATTGTCGGGTTCTTTGCCAATTGCAGTTGCAAGATTAGTAATATCAAAATTAAGTGGTTTTAGATTTGGTGAAAATAAATCAGGCATTTTTTCATTACCTATTTTTGCAATAACTTTTAAGTATGCATTTTCTGGAGACATTCCATCACTAGTAACGTATCTATTAAATCTAGATAAAGCATCTTGTGTCATCTCTTTATCGTTAGTGCTAATTCCACCAGATCCAAAAAATTGTGATAAGCCTTCCATATCACCAAGATTAATTCTTAGCTTTTTATAGAAGTCTTTATATTGATCATGTTTAGTTGGATCATTTTTAAAACTTTTTATTAATTTACTTAATGTTGCAGTATCTTTAATATTTGTATTTTCTAAAAATTCTCTAGATGATTTAAATGTTATCTCAAGATCGTCTAATTCATTTACGTTATCAGCAATGACAATTTGATTATTAATTCTATTTATAAAATCTTCGTCTGATACTTTGTCAGGATTTATATATAGATCTAATAAAGCGTTGTATTGAGTAGTATTTATCTTACCGCTATCTTTAATATCGTGTAGCTCATCAATTGATGGTCTATTTTCATCATCAATTATTCTATTACCTAACTCAGTAAAAGTAGTTACTTGTTCAAAAACTCTCTCGTTCACTTCTTTATCATTTGCTAATAATTCTTCATTAGCAGCAGATACAAAAGCATTTTGCGCTCTTTCTAAGTATATACTTCCTTTTTGTGGACCAAACTCCTCAAATAATTCTTTTTCAGATAACATTACTCCTAAAGGATCTGTTTTAATTCCTAGGTTTGTAATTGTTTCTTGTTTTAGATATTCGTACTCACTTAAAAGTTTGTTTAAATCTTTTTGTCCATACTTTGATAATTGAACTCTATCGTTACCCCAGTCTACAAAATTTTTATCACCAGTTGCTCTAATTCCAGCATCTGTATTAGTTCTATCTAATAAATTTCTATTTAAAAAATCTATGTCAGCTTGTTTATTTTGTTCAGCTGCTTTAGACATTACACTCTTATAAAGACTAGATTGATTTCTTATTTTTTCTTTATTTATGTAAGTATTAACTAAAGATTGAACTTGTTTGTTTTCACCAGATACATCTAGATCATAAGCTTTACTTAATGTTTCTTCAGCAAGCTCCAGGTTGGTCATCTGAGATGCTTCATATAAGGTACTATCAATAACCTTTTGTTGCGATCCAACTAATTCGTAAAATCTATTTTGATCTTCGATAAGTTTTTGGTCTTTTTTAATTTTTTGAAATTCTCTACCAGCAGCAGATATATTAGAACCTAATTGTTGAGCAAAACCTACATTAACTGCAAGGTTGGTAACGTTAACTGGTTTAGAACCTCTTACTTGCATCTGCGATGATTTAATTTCAAATTTTGCCATTAATTATTCTTTTGTGATGATTGATAACTAGATAAAGCTTTTGCACCTTCCGAAGTAGCAACCAACAATCCTTTAGTATATTCTTGTCTGCCTTTAGCCTCTAATAATAATGACTGATTATCAGCATCTCTCATTTCGGTGCTTTGATTGTAATCAGCAATAGATAAATCTGTTGCTTGTTCTATCTTAAATTCTTGAGCTGCAAAAAAAGTTGATGTGTCTTGTTTAAATTCAAAACCTGACTTTAATAATTTTACAAAAAAATCTGAGTATTGTTTGTTTTGTTGTTTTACAAGTCTAGGCTTATCTATATTTTTATAGATATATTCATCTTCCTTAGCTTTCGCTTTATTTAACTGTGATTGCTTGTTGTAAAGATCTCGATTACTTTTACCGAGCTGTACTCCAGCAACTGCACCTATAACATTTCCAACCCAACTCATATTAATAAATCACACTCATTTGATAAAAATCTGAACCATCAGGTCCATATTTACGTTTTAATCCTTCAGTTTTAAAACCACACCAGGTAGCAAATCTTAATCCTCTTTTAAATTCTGCTTTAACAGAGGTCTGAAGTCTTCTAATTTTATATTTCTTACAAGTTTGATCTTGTAATTCTTTAATTGTTCTTGCAGCTAAAAATTTTATATCAAAAACATTTATACCGCATAGTACCCAAGCCTCAGCTACACCTTCCCATAATTGTACTATCCCACAAGCGAAGACTGGTTTGTCTCCGATAAAATAAGTAAATGCTTGTCCTTCTTTAGAGTAATTACAAATACGGTTATCTTCATAGCTTGCGTCTATTTCCATAAGCTTATCATTTAAGCCTTGAGAAATAATTTTATCAGCGTGCCAAGTTTCAAAAAATTTTATATTCTTATCCGTCACTGGTTACTAAAGTTGGATAGATTGCTAGTATTGAACAAGGTAAAGGCTGATCTTGTTGAATAGTAATAAATCCATCTGAATTAAAATCATCGTTAAATTCTATTTCTTTATCACCAGCTATTAACGTTTTAACTGGCTGACCTAACGGTGACGATGTTGTTCTAAATGGTATTGCCTCTAAATTATCTAAACTCGGACCAACTTTAACTCCGACAGTTTCAAATAATCTTAATGTAACTTTACTAATTCTTTTTGTTTTACCTTGGCTAGTTCCTTCAGCAGCGCCACCTTCTATTCTCATAGTTTGTAAAACTGAATTATATTTTAATCCAACTACTGCTTTTGTAACTGATCTATTTAATGTTATAGCTCCCCCACTAACCACTTTGTCTGGATGAGCTGATCCATCTGCCAAGATAGATACAGTTTGTCCTTCTAAATGAGCAAGACCTGATAACGTAGTTGTTGCTGAACCAGAATACGATAAATGACTATCTAAAAATTTAAAACTATTACTATCTGTTTCGTCAAAATCAAAATTAGAAAAACATTCAACATATCTTTTAGTTGCACCGTTAACTGTTCTTTTAACTATTACCCAAAGTTCATCTTCATTAATTTCACCAGAGATACTAGCAACACTTTCAACTTGAGCATTACCATTTCCAAATGATCCACCAAAAATATGTCTGTGCCAAGCTATAACTTCCTCTGATCTTAAATAAGTTAATCCAGCTAAAACTCCATCTTCTCTAACACACCATAAAATACTATCTGGTGATTGTTGATAAGCCATTTCAGTAATTCCAGATTGAGTAACACTTTCATTAAGTATAGTAAGGTCGCTTGCTTGATAGCCATCTACATCAAAATTAAATGAAAGTTCTCTAACTTTTCTTCTAGCTCTTTGTAAAAATAAAGTTGCATTACCAGCTGGTTGAGCGTCAACATTTGCAGATCCAAAAGTTGATTGTCTTTTAATCGCTATGTTTGTTGGAGTTACTGCTGCATCTGTTCCATCAGCTGAAACTGTAAATTCACCACCAGTAGTACCTATAATTAAAGTTCTTTGTGTTTTAATAAATCTAATTGCGTTTACCTGGTTTGATGCAATTGTATAAATCATTGCACTATCGGCATTAGTACCAGTTGACATGTTCTCATAATCACCTGATTTAGAAAACCATAATGTTTGCGGATTATTATTAGAGTTTGCAAAAACTAAACGTTGTTCAAAGAAAGATACACAACTAGGTCTATTGTTTGCTCCAGCAATTGGCGTAGCTGGTGATCCGCTAAATGATACCGTAGTTAATGTCCAAGATGTATGTCCAGTTCTACTAAGCTTACGCACGTTATGGTTTGGATGACACAAGTACATAACATCTGCACTCTGTGCAAATTTAATATCAAATAATTCCGCCTCTAAATAAGGAGAAGATATTTCATAAGCTACTGATGGAGATCCAGTTACTATCTGACCTTTATCTTTAAAAAATCTTATATATCCATCTCCAAATTCTAAAATATATGTTTGAGCAGTTGAAAACTCAAAAGGTATTAATCTAGTTTTTTTAGAACTATCTTTTACCTCATCAATAAATTGTGTACCTACTCTTCTTTGAGCTGCTCCTTGAGGAGCTACCAGGAAATTTTCTAAAACTTTACAACTTGTATTATATTTTGGAAAATCTTGTCTTCCATCTAATTTGGCAGAAAATTCACCACTAACGAAAGAGTTTAAAGCAAGAGTTGTTCTAGGCATAATTTTTGAAAAGTTATTTAAATTTAATAATCTGTAATTGTTCTTTTAGTCATACATCGGAGGTTAAGCGTACTAGAAGAAAACGAAAACACTAGATAACAGCAATAAGGCGATTGGATTTGACGGTTCAGTCGCCTTTCTTTTTATAGTCTACTATCCGTAAATTCGTTAGCTTCTATTGTTGTTACAGAATTTTCCGTAGCATCAATAAATCTAGCTTCCTTTAATCTATCATTTGCACGCTGCAAATATTGATTTGCTAGTGTTGCATTATTTGTAACAGCATAAGCTATATCAGCAGCCAGTTGATGAGAAATAGCTTCTCTAAGATTAATATCATAAATATTTGGATCTGTATTTTCTGCTACGTAAATTAGATAAATAGTTCCTTCGTTTGTTTTAATTTTTCTACCTTCAACTCTATATTCTAAGTCTGAGTTAATACTATCAGTAGCTCCGTTTGAAACTTTTATAACTCTTAAACAATCTGAAGGTAAAGTAAATTGGCTGCTATATTCTATTACTGGAGCCGCACTATCCTTTGCTAATTCAACTCTTTTAATTAAACAGTTCCAAGGATGAGATCTAAAAATTCTACTTCTTATTGGCTCGTATCTTTGATTACATAAACGAGCGTTTTTTGTATCATCTGTTAATGCACTAATTGTTGATGCACCTAAAAGGTTTAAGGCTGAGTTACATATATCTACTACTGATGCCATTAAGTTATTTCTCCTTGTTGTTTACATGAAAATTTAATTGCTAATTTTTCATCTTCAAAATCTTTTTTATATAATTCGTTTAATAAAAAATGTGATTGCTTGTATCCTTGATTAATACATGTGGACCAATTATCAAATGATCCAGTAATACTTTCGTTATTACATTTAGTTTCTGCTGTTGCAAAACTACATACATATAAAATCAAAATATATTTCATTAAAATTTTGTAATTGCTTGGCGGAGTATTTCATCCGCCAAACAAATTATTGATTACTCAACAGCGTAGATAACCATACACTTAATAGTACCAGTAGCACTTCCGCCACCAGTAGTTATTAAAATGTCAGTTTCAGCTGTTTGTTCAAATGCAACACCACCGATAGCTCCGTCATTGTGCATTGAGATAACACCAGCACTAGCCGCAGCTGTTGCTGTTATGTATCTGTCTGCATCGGAACCATCACCAACTGCTAGAGTTACACCAGATCCTAAAGCGTCGTGATGTATTGCTACATCATAAACTTTAGTACCTTTTGGTAATCTTGCAACTGAGATGTCTGAACCACTTGCTAAGCTTGCAGCTTCGAAAGTGTCGTATTGCACTCTTAGTTTACCAGACCATTCGCTACTATCCGCATTAACAACAGGATCAGCAGTTATGTTGGTAAAATTTACTCCTTTTACACTAGCCATAATTATTTCCTCCTATTGATTACGCTTCATGCGCTTGTATGGTTAAAACTTTGTCATCTTCAAGTCTTGTGGCACCCATGGTCATACATAGGTAAACTTGAGTAGCATAGCCTTTGTCTGATCTTTCATCTATTCTCGTCATAACATCCTTGCCTAAAGCAAGTTTGATAGCGTCATTAGTGAAAAGCAAACATTCTCTTTTGCTATTAGCTTTAACCAGTCTGTTTGAGACTATAAAGTTAAATCCCATAAACGAATTGATCTCGCCATTAGCCAAAGCTTTAACTGTGTTAAAGTCTGAGCTAGTAACTTCAGTTGTTCCTAACAAGTCTGTTACTTGTTTTGGTCCAATTACAATCGTTCTAGGCAAACTTGGATCTACTGATGCACTATCAAGAATTTCTTTAGCACTTCTTAATTTTGCAATAGTTAATCCAGCAGTACCGCTTTCTGTTATCTTTTGCGAAGATGGAAGAGCAATGGTTGTTGAACCAGTTTCTCCGCCAAATGCGTTTCCAGCAACAGCTGCGATTATCTCGTCATCCATCGATCTTCCCATGGCATAAGCGGCAGCTAGTGCATAGTTAGATGTAGGATCTATCAATGTTCTCACACGATCTTGGTTGTCTATTAGATCAGCCCATTCGTAGTCAGCCATTGATACTCTTCTTCTGCTATGTGGTGTCAGTTTTGTTATCGTAGTTTTTTTAATTACTACTTCTACATATCACTATGCAGCTCGGACTATATCATCACTTAATAAGTGTTCGGCACTCTTGGAGATATTATTGTTTCCTCAATCTCTAGTCTCTGAACCTTCTATATACCTTTTAAATTATATAGCTTGGCTGCTGATTGTCTTAAAAAAGATTTTCCAGCAATTCACCGAATTTTTAATCGACATAATAATTTTATCGATTTGAGGTGTGTCTGAATGACGTGAAACTCTTTTCTGTGCAGAAACAGCTCCAATTCTTTCAAAGTAAGCATGCTTGCCTACCACACTCTCAACATCAACAACACCTCTAAGCAGAGAACCTTTTTGTTGTGAAAGCATTTGTACGTTTGCAGAATACTGCTGTACAAAGGCTTCCGTTATAGTATTAGACATTTTTATGTCCTCCTATTATTGGTTATTATTGATTGATCGATTTGATTTTCCAATTTCTCGGATCTCGTCTTTAGATTTATAGTCTCCAATTAGACTTTACTCGAAGCGGTCCTTTTGGATTGTCGCTTAGAATTTTTTTTATTTACCCATTCAAAATAATTTTCTGCAATAGGTAATGGATCTCTACGATCGTTTTCTGGACTAAACTCAGTTGCTAATCTTAAACATTCAAGTCTAACTTCAACGTCTGTAAGATCACCTTGTGGTTCAAACTTTTCACTAGCCATTGTTTTTTAACTCATAAAGTCTTTGAACTTCATCAACAGCTTTTTTATGATTGATATGAGTTTTATCCCAATAGGCTGAACCAGGTTGAGTTAATGTGTCGATCTCACCATCAATTTCTTTAACAGTCATTGCTGAAGCTACCTCACCTTGAACCATACTATCTTCCGACAATTTTGATGCAAGATCAGCAAACGCTCTAACTACTTGAGGATTGTTTCCTAAACTAGATCCATCTTGTAAAATTGTATTACGAAGAAAGTCTGCACCTAAAGTATTTGTTGCAAGATTTCTAGCTTGAGTAACTTTTAAATCATAAGCTGGACCATACTCTTTACGTAGTTCAATCTCAGCTTCAGCTCTAGCAGTCTCATCTCTAAATTCTAAAGATTTATCTGATTGCTCAGCAAGACTATTATAATAATTCATAATACCTTGAGCTTGTTTAGGCAATAAACCTAACTTATGAGCTTCAGCAGAAAATGCTTTTAGAGTTGTATCGTCAACTTTACTCTCTTCAGGAAGTTCATAACTATATCCTTCAGGACTTTCTGGTCTTCCCAGTCTCTCATAAACAGTATTCCAATCATCGTCGGTTGCTAGTTTATTAGGTACTGGTATTTTATCTGCACCCACTAATTTTTGAGAGTGTAGATACGACTTTACAAAATCATCCATATTTGAAAAATTCTGTAAAGATTTCTCTTCTTTATATTCCTCAGGAATTAAATTTTGAAAATCAAAACTTTGTTCTTGAGGTTGCGATTGATCTGATACGTCAGCTACTGCCAGTGTATCAGATTGCGTATTTGCAGTTGTCTGATCCATAGATTACTCCTTTTTTAAGATCATCGCTTTTATGAAAAGAAGAACAGATCGTTGACCTTCCATAAATGCGGTTTCAGTTGTGCTGTCTTTACTAAACGTAGATACGTCATAGTGACATCGTTTTTCTAAATCTGAGATGACAGATTTGCCTTCATCAGATCCAAAGACTATTTTATAAAATTTAATTAAGTCTTTTAATTTATTGTTGTTGTTTGCCATTTAGTGCTTGTACTAGAGGCGCAGCATTTCTAGCTTGCTCACTTTGCATCATCTCTTGTTGCATCTGAGCTTGAGCTGCTTGTTGTTCTTGACGGACAGCTCTCAGTTCTTGCACTTGCTTATCTGATTTAATCATCTTAGCTGGCAAGCCTAGAATATTTATAATTTGTTTTACCAATCCATTTTCATCAATGTAATCTGTTACTGGTGCTATCTGAGCAACTGAACCAAAAATTTCTAATCCTCTCATAATACTTTCAAGTTGAGATCCTTTTTGCGCAACAGCAACTGGAGATACATATTCAATATCTACTTCTTGATTAACTAAAATTTCTGGAGCTGGTAAGAATTGTTTATTTCTTAACATGATATTAAACACTCTAATAATAAGAGGTTGTAATAATTCTTGTTGTAATCTTCCAATCACTGGTCCTAAGATCTTCATCTTCTCTTGATTACGTTGCATTACTTCAGTCGCTGTCATTGTTCTATTTTCTTGAATTAACAGCTGGTCGACATGAAATGTACGTGAGATAGATCTTCGTCTCTGATCTTCCATATTAAGTCCGAGCGGATTGTTAGCTCCAATGTTTAAAGATTCAATCCGATCTCTACTTCCTGATCTATAATAATTTAGCGATCCTGGAGCAGTTCTTACTGGTAAGATCATTGCATCATCTGGTACCAATAAAGGTGGATCCACTTGTTTTTGCGCAGCCTTTAATGATACTTTTACCATAGTGTTTAAAACTTTTACGTCTGGTAGCGAGTTCATTCCTGGCGATCTGCCATAGATTTCGTTAGATGCTTTTAAGTATCTTGGAACGACATAAGGAAATTCTCGAAACCCACCAATGGAAATTATGTGTCCAGTTTCATATTCCATGTAAACGGATTGAAACGGCATATTTTGTTTGTCCAATTTATTTGGATCAAATACTGATCTAGGTCTAACAACGTGAACTATCTCCACATCATCAAACGGAGCTTTTGTAAATTTAACAGCTAAGTCTCTGCTTACATTTTCTTTACCAAATTTTTCTAAAGCAGCTTTTGCAGTTAATTTAAATTTTCTATAAATAGTATCAACGAAACCTTTTTCGTTTTCTGTAATATAAATCTCTTTAATATGTCTTGCTGAAAATCTAACTATATCGTCTTTATCTTCTTCTATAAATAAACAAGAAGTACCAAAGGCTATAAGATCGTGATAATTTTCAAAAATCTCAGTTTGGAAATTCGATCTCGAAATTGCTATATACATCTTATCCATAGCGTCTTCGAGCCATTCTTTCGCTTCATCACTTTCGTTTAAAAGTGCCTCTTTATATCTAAGCTGAAACCATCTTTGAGCAGCTGAAGTAAGCATACCGTGAAGACTGGATGCTAACAGCTCTAAACTATGTACTGCAGTAGCGTCGTAGATTTTTATATTACGTTTGTCTCCACGAGATCTTTCAGTATTTACATCTGATTTTCTTGGCAACATATAATCAGCAACTTCTTGCCAATGGCTTTCCCAAACTTGTCTTTTAGTCTGGAGCCTAGACATATTATCTTTAAGTTCTTTAGAGAACTTTCTGAATTTTTCGTCTTGCATGTTAGCCTAGTAATTGTTTCGTAGATAAAGTTAGTTCTTCTTTAGGAACATTTAAGATAGTTGTTTTTCTACCTTTTCTTTTTATTCTTAATAATCTTTTAGCCTCAGCATCTTCTTCATTCTGAGCCATCTCAACAGCTGTTGGTCCTTTAGGAGCCTGACCTTTTGCTTCAGCTTGAGTTCTTTTAACTAACTGATTGTCTGAAATAGTTTGTTTTTCTATTTTCTTTGCAAGTTCAATTCCTTGAGCTTTTTTCGCAGCTGTTACTCTATTACTACCATCATTATCTCCTCTAGTAGTATTACTCGTTACAGTTTTAGTTTTTGGTTTACTGTAACCAAATCTAGTTTTTGATGCTGTTTTATTTCTATTCTTAACAGCGCTACTTATACCTCTTACAACAGCGCCAGTAATACCACCTCTTTTAACAAAGTTTACAGCTGTGTTTACAGCTTTTCTTCCTTCGTTTCTATTTGATGCTCTACTTGCATCTCTTGCAGTTCCATAAGAACCATCTGATTTTCTTCCAGCTGGACCGACACCGCCGCCGCCTCCAGTTGAATTTCCTCCACCAAATCCACCCATATTAATTTCCTCCTAATAAGTTTTTTGTATCTATGTTTTCTTCGTCTATGTCTAATAGACCTTGATTGGTATTTAAGATTGTAGAACGTCTACCTTTACGTTTTTTTTCTACTTTCTCTAATTCGTCGGTAACTTCTTCTTCTCTTTGTTTATCATCCACTGGAGGAAGTTCTTTTTTTACATCTTCCACTACTGGCTCAATAAACTGAGGTTGTTGTTTTGGTATACCAAATACTTTTCTAATAAATCCACCCATAATTATATAATGTTGTAATCGTTGATTGCTGTTTGTTGTTTAGTTACGTTTGTATCTTTTAATCCTTCAAAGCCAGTTGCCATTACTCTAACAGCATCGCAATAGTGACTAGACCATGAATGAACGGGTTTTGTATTAAACACTCTTTCTTTCTCAGAGTATTTTCTATGATAGTGTCGCAAAGCATTTACAAGGTCTTTGCAATTATCTAGATCAATTCGACATCTCGGCAGTAAAACCTTAACTGCGTGGATACCATCTTCGAGCGGTGTTTTACCAACCACTCTAAATTTTACACCTAATTGATAAGCTACTTCTCTTCTTGATCTACCGCTTGTAAACTCAGTAACTTCAATATCGTGTGGCGCATAATGTGTTCCGTAAACATAAGGTTTAGATTTAAGAACTTCCACATAATGCGGTAAGGCTTGGTTTCTGTTTGCATAGCAATCAATAATATTAATGCTATGTCCTACTTCCTGGAAAAAAACTATTGTTGTGTCATCCTTATAACCAAGGTCAAATGCAGTATGAACCAAATATCCAGGATCATAAGGCACTGTAGTAATATGCTTCTTCTCTTCTAGATCAGAGATAATATCACCATAAATTGAACCAGGTTGATTGCCAGTAAAACTACATTCAAATTCTTGTTTGAATTTAGCTTCTCCCATAACGGTGAGTGCATTATCCAGTTCTTCAGGATCAATAATTTTTGTCTCTGATGCTCTAGCGGTATATAAAAACCACTTAGGATCTTTTTGAGCTTTTTGATAATAGTCATAAAATATATTGTTCATTGATTGCGGAGTTCCAACCATAACCATAAAACCTTTACGGTCAGACAACGCTGGTGTTAATACTTCGTCAATTAGTGATGCTTGTACCTGAGCTGTCTCGTCTATTATTACTCCGTCTAAGTATACGCCACGGATGCTATCTGGGTTCTCACTGCTGAGTAAAGTAATTCTACTACCGTTGATAAAATCACATCTGAGTTCAGTTTCGTTGTACTTCGTTCCAGGAATTTTCTCGGTGTAAAATTTTAAGAAATCCCAGGCAATGCTTTTTGCTTGCTTATACGTTGGTGCGATATACGCATACCTTGGATTATAATTTGTATTGGTCAAGCAACATCTAACTAAGTGATTAATACAAAGTGTCGACTTGCCAAACCGTCTATGACATAGCAAAACTGCATTTCGATATTTCAATAATTCTTGGTGCAGATAAGCTTGCTGCTTTCTTGGAGCGTAAGGTATTGTAACTTTCATTAGTGTAAAGTTGGTGGATGCTCCATACCATGATAAGACATATTTATTTTTCTAAATAAGTATTCAGTAAAATCCTTCTTATCCTCTTCACTCATAAATCCGTGAAAGTTAATTAATAAACCTTCGTCTTTAGATGTAAAACTGATTGCTGTTACATCTTTAAATCTGTTAATGCTCTTCTTGTGTTTCTTCATGTGTATTCTTCCCAAGGTTTATCGTATAAGACCTGGCGACCACTTTTTGGTATATGGCACCTCTTTAGTTTTATTCAGTTTTTCGCTGTACTTTTAACGATAGTTGTTGGGTAAACGATTAGTTTTCTAGATAACAATTAACTTATTTAAACTTTTGTAACTTGGTATGTCACTTACTAACTTACGAACCTCATGTCGTGTGCGAGACTTTGTTTGTGCTGTCTCGACTAACGGAGTTTGATACGTCTTTATAATTCTCTTGATCTTGATTGCTCCAAGTAATTTGGATATTTGTATCTTGCTTGATCTCTTGCTTGTCTCCATAAATACCTATTAGTTTCGAAGCCATCCATCGATAGTGATGTAACTTCTCTCGAACAACAGCAATGTTCTTATTATCTGCGAACTCAAGTTCCTCAATCATCTTATCAAGGAAGGTTTGTGATGCTATCTTACGAGCGGTTAATATTTTCTCTGCAAACTCTTTATCAGTTGCTATCCAGTCATAAACTTTAGATAAGCTTGGATTAGCTTTGTCTTGGCAAATCCTCGTTAGTGGCTTGCCGTTCATCAGTTCCTTTATAATATTCGAACTTATTTCTGGTGTTAGCTGTAGCTTGTTCATAATTTATATTCTTTAAGTTCTTCAAAGACTTTAGCTTACCATCTAGTGTTTTAGGACCAGTGGACCAACCTCCGTGAATACGACAACGAATAGTACCTTTTTTAGTAAGTATTCCAGATGCTTTACAAGGTAACTTATTCTGTTTGTTGATCGTTTGACATTGTAAGCGATGTTTATGTCTAGCAGCCATAAGCGGTGTTATGTTTTTAGATTTAAAAAACAAAAAAAATAAAAAAAAAAACGAAAGTGAAAGCGTATTCTTTAAATACGTTGATGAGCGAATTGTAATACACTCATATAACTATTCAAGTGAAAATTTATTTTTTAAAAATATTTGAAGATTAAGGTAATTAACTACTAAAACTGTCTAAATAGTCAAATTTTATTTTACCTTTTAATTTGTCTACTAGCTTACCTAGGATAGTTAAATATCTATTCTTAATTGTAGTACGATGATAACCAAAATGTCTTGCTAACTCTGACCATTTATATTTCTTTGCTCGCATCCAAATCATCTCTCTTACTTCTATAGGATTATCTACAATCTCTTTATCAACATACATTAAAACTTCTATTGCAAGCTCCCACCTACTAATTTGTGATGGTGTTGCTCTAAATTTTAATTCCTTTTTATAATAACCAATATCTTTTTTCTCATAACTCGTAACCAATAAGTCATACATGCTTGGTGCTCCAGGATGTTTAGGCTTGGCAATATATCTTTCAGTTCTTGCAGCATCATCAAAGAGATTACATAAATAACTTATTGTAAGTATATCTCGTTCAATAATTTTATGAATATTATTCAAGGTTACGTTCCTTTAATAACTTACCTAATATCCACGGATATTTTAATTCTGTTGTCTTAACCGCTCTAAGCTCTGTGTCAGGCAAGGTATTTAATGTATCGTATAATTCGTACTGATCTAACTTTGCAAAC